CATCTATAACCATATAAAAAGTTACTGGTTGAGTAAGGCTCTGCTAAAGCTACTGCCCTATCAGAACTGACAGAAATACGTCTCACTCTCGGAACAAACCAAGGAACGTGTTCTGTTAAATTATCAGCATCATATAAGCCTCTACCAGAATCTAGTTCATACAACTCTCTAATAGTTGTTCTATCGCCAGACGTGGCTGAGAATAAAATACTTCTACCTGCTAGACTAGGTCTGCAAACGCTATCACATCTGTAATTCTTTGAAAGATTGATAGTAACAAATTGATTAGTTAATGGGTTGCCACTAGAAGTTAATGTGAACTGCCTTCTATCACCAAAAAGAATTAAATCATCACCAATACTAACGGCGTGAAGTAGTGATACTATTTGGTCAGTAATAGCTGTTACGTCAATAGGGTCTGAATCTAATACGGTAAGCATAGTCTCTCTGAAAAATGAGAAAATATCGCTAGATTGTGAAAGTATGATGTTAGTCCCTGATAGCAGCCCAAGCCTACCTTTATGGAAGAAGATGTTATTTATCTTATTCCCGACAAAGGAAGGGTTTTTGCTAGTGTCAGAATCGCCTACAGCTCTTTTACCCCAATCAACTACGTTAAAAGTGAATGTACCGTCAGGGTTTCTAGTTAGAGCATGGGGCATTGTTAAACCGTCTAAGGCTACAATAGAATCGGGCTTTACCGTTTCGACCCAGCTACCGTTGCCAGATGATAACCCATCAAGCGTTTTAAACTCAACGTAATAGTCATCTGAGTTAGTGTCCGAAGCTCCTAACACTTTCATCACCATGCCGTTTTTTCCGTATACAGGCAAGTCTGTTATTTTTTCAACAGTACCTTTTGCTGAGGAAATGTTTCTATCAGCGTTGGAATCTTGAGTCTTTATTGTGAAAGCAGTAGGGGCTGTTACATAGATGACATTGTTTATACGCTCAAATGTGAATGAAGGAAGAGCCGAGACCATCTGCGTTCTAAGAGACTCAGCTATAGTTGTAGTCTTCAATTGAGAAACAACATTATCAGCAGTGGTTAGCGTAGCAACCTGAGTTCCATTTATGAAAACGGAGTAGTCTGTAGCATAATTACCTTGCTTAATAAAAATCAAAGCTTCGTCGGGGCGGGCGGGGGATTTAACAGTAGACATCGCTACTGTTTTTGAGGTATTTACTACGAAAAGGTAGTCTCCTGAGCTTAAAAATCTCAAGTCCTCTCTTGCAGAAGCCCCTACTAAGTAAGAAAGCCCTGAAGGGATTGTTACCGTCTTTTGGATACCCTCACTGTCAAAAACTTTTATGGAAGAGCTATTTAAAACAACGCTGTATGTCTCCCCTACAGAAGGAGAGAACCATTCAAAAGCATCTGTAGGTGATACTCCAAGCAACTTAGCAAGAATCTCAGATGGGTTTCTACGCTTACACCCTTCGGCAACGCCAGGGAGAAAGTTCACACACTCATCTAATTGAGTAGGTTTCCTCTGGGACTGAGGTTGTTGACTTACCCCCTGTATTAAATTATTTATTTTACCTTTTGCAAAGTTAGCCATTATCTTCCTCTTATGGTATAACCACCTTGTTGATTTTCCCACTTCATAAACTCTATTCGTGCTTCCTTTTCATCTCGCATAAGCGATTCGGCTGTACTTGCAGAGCCTAAGAACCTATCTTGGAAGATACTGCTAGCTTTCGCTAAGCACCAATTCTGAAATGATACTGGGGAGTTCTCAAATGGAAATAGTTCTACTACTGAAAACTCGATTGTTTGTGTAAACACCGCTGTTTCATTTTCTTGGTCGTAAAATGCTCCATCCCTCTCAATAAGCAGAGGCCATGTAGACTTGTCGACAGGCTTCCAATTAAGCCAGTTTATAGGTATTTGAATAGCCCCTGTTAAGCTATCGGGCGTTAGAATAACACTCGGAAGGCTATTGAAAATCCAGCCTCTTGTTTGTAGTTTTTTGTTAGTGCGATTTAGGACATCCAGAGCTGAAATAGTGTCAGGGGATTGTCCTCCCTCTAACGTGGCTATCGGAGTTTGCCCAATAGCACTAAGCATCTCATTTACTGCATCTAATTCTGTAAAAGACATTGTTTAGCCTCTCTTGCAAAAGAAGCCCCTAGTAAGAACCTAGGGGCTTTATTTGTACTAATTAAAGAACTGCTAACTCAACAGCACAAGGAGGGTTTCCGATACCAATACCGAAAGCCATGTGAGATACCATAGATAAGCTCAACCCTGTTTGTTCGTCTTCACGAATCCGAGTAGTAACGTCCCATTGAATAGCTTTTGTTACAGCCATTTTATGAGCTACAACCGCTACTGTTTTGGTGAAGTCGCCTGCATAGGAAGTAGGGTCAGCATCGCCGACAGCAGCTGTTCTAACACCTGTTGGGATAAAGTTAGTAGAAACAACGGCGATACCGCTGATTGTATAAACCATACCAGTTGTAGGGTTAGCTGTACCGCCTTGGGTAGTTGTGTTAAGCACTGCTACTTTGGTTAATTTATGCCAAATATCAGGAGTTACATAAACGTAACGGTCTTCTTTTGGTACGTTTTTCTTGTCTAATACGATAGCAGCGTTAGTGATAGCGTCAACCAAGGTATCAATGTTAGTGGCCATAGTGGCACTAGCTAAAACCTGACCGCCAGGGAAATAACCCAAACCGCCTGGTGTCCCTACTGGCGCTACACGAGCCGCATTGATTAAAGTACACATAGCTTTTGTCTCAGCATCTTCTGCTAAAGAACGAGCTTCCAACTCAATATAAGCTTTACGCACATCGTAGTTAGTAAAGTCAAGTTGCTGCATATCGATTACTTCGTGAGCAATCAAAGGACGGTCAACGTTGACATATCTATCCCGACGTTGTACTTGTTGTTGACCTTTTACTTCGCTACCAGCTTGGTAGTATTCAGCTTTTTTACCGCTTAAAAATGGCATTTTAAAACGGTTAGTGCCTTTTGGAAGCTGGATGGTGTTAATCATCTCAGAGAGTTTGTAGATTTTCTGAAACTCAGCTAAGACCTCTTGGCCTACTTTATACTCAAAACCTGCGTCTAAAGCACCTGTGCCGTTGACTTGCCCAACTGGAGAGACGTTAAATACTGTCATCATCATTTAATTTTTAGTTTCCTTGCATACTAAATAAAGCCTCAAATGAGGCTAAGCTTTTAATTTTTCTACCCTTAGTACAATTTAGAGCGTTTGATTTTTTGGTCTACTTGGTCTCTAAATTTAGGGTCTTTTCTATACCGCTCGCTCTTTATGTCAGCCTGGACTTCATAAGAAGAGCTATATCGGTCTACGGTAGTAGAACTTCCACCAGCTAATAAGCTAGGCTCTTTTAAAACCCCTACTCCTGTCTGGTTGCTGTACTCAAACATCAACGCCTTAATGGCCATATCTGCTTGTTTCCCTCCTGCCTCAACCTGAGCTACATAATAATCTAGCTCTTCTTGTTTCAGCGTGGTATTAGCCCAGTTTTGTAAGGCATCTAGGGCTTCATCCCCACCAACTATAGAACGTATCCGCTCTGATGTTACTTCAGGCTTCTCTTTTGCATTAGCCTCTTTAAATGCCAGATACTCTGCTTGACGGTCGTTAATATAGGCATCAACTGCCTCTTTTGGAATGCCAGACTTAGAAGCTAAATCGTAGATACTAGCCATTGTTTCTTCTGACAGTTTAGTGTCTTCAGAAGCAAGTAATTCTTCACTATAAGCTTTTAAATCAAAGCCTAGGGAAGTAGCTTCGCTTTCTTGTTGGCTTGGCTCAGAAGGTGTACTATCTTCTACCTTTTCTTCAGGTGCGGTTGATAAGTCCTGCTGTTCCTGTTCAATACCCGATTGCTCGGCAGCTTGGAGTTGCTCTTCTTGATTCATTAAGCCTGAGCCTCCTCTGCATCTTCTTCTTCCGAGCCTTCTTCTTCTTCGTCTTCATCCTCTTCAACGGCTGTCAAGACAGGAGATTCCATAGACAGCTTGAACTCATCGAGAGACATGACGTTAGAAGCGACCTTCGGAGTTTCATCTTCA